GAACTATCTCTAATTACACTTGCAATAATATCATGAATATTTGAGCCAGAGGAAAACTGTAGGTTTGATGGGGTGTCAGGACCAGCTTTTGCTTTAGCAGTGTCTGTTGCAGTGTTTCCCTTAAAACAATCTTGCTCAACTGGTGGCTGGCCTCTTTGAGCATTTTTATCATTGACTTCTGCAACTGCGCCGGTTTCTGGCATGGCAAAGTTATTAGGCGAAGATATTCCTTGTACAATAGTTGCGTCTGCTATATCAGTATTAACTTTATTATAATCAAACTTTCCGCCGTCTATCCGAGAGGGATATATAATACCATATGTATCCCACACAATGGGACTTTTGTTTTTTTTGCCGGCGGCGGCTTCGGCGGCGTGTCTAGATGATATATCTAAACTTTTCATTAAAGATTCTAACACTTTTTTTACCGTAGAGCCTTCCATCTTAATTGCATGTTTTATCTGATTCATCGTGCCGTAGGCCATTTCATTATGGGCAACTGCTTGACATCTATACCGTGTGCCAGTTTCACTCATATCTACTTCAACTTTAGTGATTGTTATAATAAAATATCTAGTAGCTTGATCTCCAACTGATTGATAATTAGCTGAAGGAGATGAATCAGTATCGGGATATCCCATAAATTCCATTTTTAATAAAAATGGTGCTGACATGTATGATTTATTTCCGGCGGCTACAGCACTTACCTGTAGTGCTTCTATAAATCCACTAATGCTATGAGGTTCAAATACTTCAAAAGAAATATTAGTGGCCATGGTTAGATTAGTATTTTTACTAAAAGCCATCAGTGTGGTAATTTCTACGTTGTTTAGAAATAGATCAAATCTACCAGAACTAAGATCATTAAATCCATCAATAAGCGACGAAGCAGATGCTGGTTGGCCGCTTGGCATTCCGTTAGGCTGAATTCTATTACCTGCTTCGTCGTAACCTGCTTGGCCACCTTTAAATGGTGCAGGTGCTATTTGTCCGCTTGAAAATACCTTACTAGATTTGCCCGAAGACTTTGCTACAGGAAGATAATTTTCACTTGTTCTTAACTTATCGGGATTCCTTAACGCATCGTCGCCAACTCCGGCGAGTGTAAACAGGTAGTTAAATGATCTATAATTATGTAATATATTTTTTTCACCAAAGTCTAATGCTTTAGGTATTGTATTTGTTTTACTATCTGAATTTTCAAATCCCGTGACATCCACTTTAAAGGCAGGAGAATCCTTAGGATATACAGTAGATTTCCTATCTACGTTAGAATCATTGGCCATATTATATTCCTAATGACCGTTTAAGTGTAGTCATCTGAGGTAATCGTATTGTTACACCCGCTACCATATCATATACCGGATCTTTTATAACATCTTTATTTCTAACTGCAAAAACCCACCATAGGTTTACATCTCCGTATAGATCATATGCTAATAAATCTGGTCTATTTTCATATTGTGGCAATATTGTGTATGTAATATCATCAGCTACATTTGGTATATTTCTAAATCCAATAATATCTAGATAAAAACCATTAGTCTGCGTAGAATGATAAGGGCTGGTTGATTTATACGAAGCTGACATTATAGGAATCCTCGATTTCTTGAACTCATCAATGGTTGGCCCTCTTTCCCAACAGACAGATAATCATCAACTTGTTTTTGTCCCAACAGCTCACGTCGACTGTACATTGGTAATAGCACAACTGTAATACTTGACGAAATAGGTACTGCGGTTTGTGCAGGGTAAACGCTCGAATTCTGCACCGCGGAGGTCACATAATAATCAACATTGTCAGGTAGATCTACTTTAAATGATTGTATTACTACTGGAACATTTTGATACTGATAAGGCCCATATGCTGAAAATCTACAAATTGGGGGAGGGGCTCCTGCCCCCGGATCGTCCCCAAATCTCATCTTAGTTAATGATCGTAACAAATGTGTTGTTGCTATCCAAAAAAATGCATCTTTTTCATTTTGTACGGTAAACTTTCCGGTTACTGTTATAGGACCGGCTGAACTATTTTTATAAAAATGTAGGGCATAGTTTGAATGAGTTGGATTTAATGTGTTATAGCTAGCACTCATCTCTTGACTAATCGTCGGAGTATATGGAAACAATACTCCTTGCTGGTCAAAGCCTATGCCGTAGAAAGTTGACCAACTATATGCATAGTCTTCCGGAACTTTTATCTTTGCCCTAAAATCTTTTACTCCGGCAAATTGAGCTCCTTCGTACGGTGGGGCCACGCCAGGAGCGTACTTTGCGGCTTTCCCGCGCAGTCGATCAATTGCACCACTTAACTTGCCAAGGCCAGTTTTTTGCATCAGGCTCGCGCCGGTCTTGCTTGCTAAATCTGAAAAGCTATCTCCGAGACTCATATTATTTCCCCTATACTGTATTTAACCAATAAATAAAAGCTGTAGTTAACTAATCGGTTGACTTTTTTTTTCAGACCGTCTATAATCAAAGAATAAAGGAGGTCGCAATAAGATGACCACAGCAACAACAACCTCGCTCACTACAGGGCGCAAAGTAAAGTATCTAAACAACAGAGATTTACTATCGGAAATACATAAAAGTAAATGCACATATAGCAGTTTTACCAAACCCGAATACAGCCAACACGACCTTATTCTAACAAATATTGATAAGATTAATATTAGAACTGTCGCCGAGGCTAAAAGAAATCGGGCAAAAAGAATGGGACTTGAGGCATTTGTCAAAGCCCGGGCAGGGGGTGACAAGAAAATTAAGCTATTAGAAGTTACTCCTGACTATAAAACAATTGCTAAAACAGATATTGTCATTAGGGTAATGACATTTGATCATATTCCATTGGCTCCGGGTCGTAAGAAGACAACCAAAACAACAGCTGATGCACACGATAAAGTAAACTTTCCTCCGTTCCAACATTGGAAGTTTAACGATGAAGATGCACTAGAATGTGTGGGTAAAAGTCACTGGAAGGGTACCGTTGATAAAGGTAATTTTAGCAAAGATCACGGTAGAGTTACAGAAAATCTAGGTAAAATGTATATCAAATTAAGCGAGAGGTACGCACAGCGTAGTAACTGGCGGGGATATACTTATGTTGAAGAAATGCGGGGGCAGGCAGTACTGCAACTAAGTCAAATTGGCTTACAATTTGACGAATCCAAGTCGGAAAACCCCTTTGCTTACTATACCGCGGCAGTCACAAATAGCTTCACTCGCGTATTGAACTTGGAGAAAAAGAACCAAAATATTCGTGATGACCTGCTTGAAATTGCAGGATTAACACCAAGTATGACACGGCAATCACAGGCCGAATTTGCCGGAGAAACCGCACGACAGGCTGAACTGTACAAGAATGTGCGTATGCCTAAATCTGAAGAAACTAGCATCGAAGATGAAGAGGACGAGGCTTGATCTTTATTATTAAACTATGCTATACTAGTTTCAGGAGAATCTATTAATGGCATTGTTTAAGAAAGTGGCATGCTTCACTGATATACATTTTGGTTTAAAATCAAATTCAACCGTTCATAATAAAGATTGTGAAGACTTTGTTGACTGGTTTATTGAAGAGGCCAAAAAAGAAGGGTGTGAAACCTGTATATTTTTAGGGGATTGGCACCATAACCGTAACTCAATTAATCTAATTACATTAGATACTAGTCTACGCTGTTTGGAAAAACTAGGTTCAGCTTTTGAGCAGTTCTTTTGGTTTCCCGGCAATCACGATCTGTTTTACAAGGACAAACGCGACATTCATTCCAGTGCCTTTGGTCGGCACATTCCAGGAGTTACCGTTGTAGACGGTGTTACAACTCTTGATGATGTTACCCTAGTTCCTTGGCTTATTGGAGATGAATGGAAAACCATGAAGGACCTCAAAAGCCGTTATGTATTTGGACACTTCGAATTGCCCAAGTTCTTTATGAACGCAATGGTGCAGATGCCCGATCACGGTGAGCTCAGGGCTGAAGACTTTAACGGGCCTGATTATATATTCAGTGGACATTTTCATAAGAGACAACAAAACAACAAAGTTGTCTATATAGGCAATGCGTTCCCCCACAACTATTCAGATTCGTGGGACGATGATCGAGGCATGATGATATTAGAGTGGGGCGGAAAGCCCCAATATATTAACTGGGCCGATGCTCCGAAATATAGAACTGTAAAATTAAGCAAGCTGATAGATGAAAAAGATAGCATCATGAAAAGTAAGATGTATCTCAAAGTTAATTTAGATATCGATATCACCTATGAAGAAGCTAACTTTATCAAAGAAACTTATATACAGGAACACGATATAAGAGATATCAGTTTAATACAAGAAAAGAATAACATTGAAACAAATTCCGATGACAATCCAGATAATACTTTTGAAAGCGTAGATCAAATAGTAACAGAACAACTGCTTAGTATTGAATCAGATACTATCGATGCTAAAGCCTTACTAGAAATATACAATAGTCTATAATGTTTAAAATTAAAAATATAACCGTCAAAAACTTTTTATCAGTCGGTAATCAAACTCAAGCTGTAGATTTTGACAAAGAACAAGTAACCCTCGTGTTAGGTGAAAACTTAGATCTAGGGGGCGACGATAGCGGATCAAGAAACGGCACTGGTAAAACTACTATTGTCAATGCATTAAGTTATGCATTGTATGGTAACGCACTTACAAATATCCGCAAAGAAAACTTAATTAATAAAACTAACGGCAAGGGCATGTTAGTAACTGTTGAATTTGAAAAAACAGGCAATCTATATCGAATTGAACGAGGACGTAAGCCCAATGTTATGCGATTGTTTGTTAACGATGCACAACAAAAATCTTCAAATGACGATGACGAAAGTCAAGGTGATAGCCGAGAGACACAAAAGTACATTGACAATTTGTTAGAAATGAGTCATACAATGTTTAAACATCTTGTGGCGCTGAATACCTATACAGAACCGTTCCTTGCTATGAAGGCTGCGGATCAACGAGAAGTAATTGAACAGTTATTAGGTATTACAATATTAAGTGAAAAAGCAGAATTGTTAAAAGCGTCTGTTAAAGAAACTAAAGACAAAATTCAAATAGAAACATTTAAAATTGACAGTATAAAAAGTGCAAACGAAAACATTCAAAAAAGTATCAGTAGTCTTGAATTAAAAAGTTCAGCATGGGATAGTAAAAAAGAATCTGATATTACAAGTCTGCTTAATTCAGTGTTGCAACTAAGCAAGGTAGATATTGAGTACGAACTTAACTTACACGCACAGTTTAAAACATGGAATGAAAACAATGCTAAGATTAGAGAGTTAAACAAGCAAAAAGCCACGTTAGACAGTGCTGTAGGGCAGGCAGAGAAAACCTTAAACAAGTATAAGACAGAGTTAGAAACATTAGCAAATAAAAAATGTCATGCATGTGAACAAGATCTGCATGATCATAAACACGAAGAACTAACTGCTACTGCTACAAAACATTTTGAAGAAGCACACGATTACTTTCAAAAGATGAGCGCACAACTTAAACAAATTGTAGAAGAATTAGGCACAGGGGATCAAGAACCAAGGCCGGCTGAACCGTATTATGAAACAGAGGCAGAAGCATTAGGCCATCAAAATAATCTAACCAATCTAGAACAAAGTATTGTTAATAAAGATGCAGAAGCAAATCCCTATGATGAACAGATTACAGAATTAAAGCATAGTGCATTGCAGGCAATTGACTGGAATGCAGTTAATGAATTAGTTAGGTTAAAAGATCATCAAGAATTTTTATTAAAGTTATTGACTAACAAAGATAGTTTTATTCGTAAAAAAATTATTGATCAAAATCTAAGCTATTTGAACAAGCGACTAGGGTATTACATTGATAAATTAGGATTGCCACATCAGGTAAGTTTCTTAAATGATCTTAATGTAGAAATTACACAGTTAGGACAAGATTTAGACTTTGACAATTTAAGTCGAGGCGAACGTAACAGATTAATTTTATCCTTAAGTTTTGCGTTCCGGGATGTATGGGAAAACTTATACCAACATGTTAATTTGTTATTCATTGATGAATTAATTGATGCAGGCATGGATGCCGCAGGTGTTGAAGCAGGACTTGCTGTATTGAAAAAAATGGGCAGAGAACGCAACAAGAATATATACTTAATATCTCACAAAGATGAATTAATTGGTAGGGTAAACAATGTACTACGAGTAGTCAAAGAAAACGGTTTTACCAGTTACTCAAATGATGTGGACTTCATTGAGGCCTAGGGATAAATGTCAGATATAGAAGACTATAAAGAGGTTTATAATCGTTACATAACTTTAATTGCAGAACTACACAACACAAATGTTGCGTATTGTGCAAGTCCAGGTTTGAAGAATGGTACAGATCTACGAAGAGTTTTAAGGCAATTAAGAATTGCAGATAAGAAACTTTGGGACCAATCAATAGTGACTACAAAAGCAGTATTGAAGGCTCGAGGTAAGGGTAGACCAAAAAAGGAAAAATAAAATGTCAACTACAAACGAACAAATACAATCAACATTCGAAGAATTCTTAAAAGAGGATGCAAAGTTTACTGGGGGCAATTCAGCCGCGGGTACACGTTCACGTAAAGCTCTAGCAGAGCTAGGCAAGTTGATCAAAGCTCGCCGCAACGAAATCACTGAAGAAAAGAATGCTCGCAAAGAATCAAAGACTCCTGCGGCAGAAACTAAAAAAGTTGCAGTTGCTAAAAAAGCTGTAAAATAATTTATGACCTGGTACCATCAAGGTGCCATCGTAGAATCGCTGCCTGAAGACTGTGTGGGGTTTGTTTATCTTATCTCCTGTAACACTTCAGGCAGGCTGTACGTGGGCAAAAAATTAGCCAAGTTTGCAAAGACGACCTACAAGACTGTAAAGTTAAAGAACGGCACAAAAAAGAAAAAGAAAATCCGAAGCAAAATTGATTCGGACTGGCAAGATTATTATGGCTCAAATATAGAACTTAACAAAGACGTTGAGTTA